TTGTGCGTGTCCCAATCCTCTAATCAATGCAGCCATACCCATAATTACACTTTCAGCAATATCAACACCGAGCTGATCGAATCCACCAGCACTTTTTTTAATGCTCATCATTTTTTCAGCTATGCTTTTTCGTAAGGTTTCAAATACAGGTAAAAATGCAGTTGTAATATTATTTTTAACTGCTGTAAACTGCATACCAATAACACCTACTGCATCATTAAACGCTTCTACACGCCTAATAGTTTTATTACTTAAAATTAATCCTAAATTTTCTGCTCTTTCTATAAATCCATCCAAACCTCTTTCGTTTAAATCTTCTATAGCACCTGTTAAAAGCATACCTTGTTTACCAAATAAATTGGCTAGTGAGGTTGCTTTTTCACTTTGTGATCCTAAGTTTGCTATTCCTGTAGCTGTATCAGCTAAAATTGCATCCATAGTTCTATAATTTCCAGCAGAATCTACTAGCTCAACATTAATAGCTTTAAATATATCTTGTTGCGTTTTTAAACCTCTTTGAGCATCACCAACACTTCTAGCAAATTTGGCTAAAGCCTTATTTGCACCTTCTATGTTTGTACCTGATTCTCTAGCTGCTAAATGAAATGCCTGTATTGTGCTTGTAGCTATACCTGTCATAGTAGAGGTTTTGCCTATAGCATCTATATAATCAAAAGAACTTTTAACTAATAATGCAATAGCACCAGCAGCACCAGCAATAGCTAAACCAAGACCTGCTATTCCTTTAACAGCAGTTTTAGCTCCACCACCTATTTTTTTTAAGCCACCTGACACTTTATCAAAAGCAGCTTTAGTCTTATTTACAGCAGTTAATTCAAACTTTATCTTTTTATTTGCCATTATTCCTTTGCCTTTCTTCTACTAATTCAAAATACGCTATCCATCCTTGATATTCATGGACGCTAATTTTTTGCAATTCTTCTAAAGTCTTACCTAGCTTATCAGCTAGTGCATATTGCGAATATAAATTAACATCCTCTATTAGTTTTTTTTCGTTTCCTCTATAGGCTCTTGTCCCATTATTTGAGTTGCGACATTAACTAATACTTCTTGATCTACATTATGCAAAAGTGCATTTTTATCATCTAAACCAAAAAGTTTTTCTCCATCAGAATTTAGTGCTTTGTAAATTAATACATAAGCCATCATTGTTAGATCATCATTTTTACTCATTTTATAGAGTTTAGATGTTTCAGCTAACGTTAATGGCTTTGCATATATTTTTAAGGGTTTATCTTCCTCACCCCATTCAGCAACTTCAATTACTTTTACATCTTGTTCAGCAAAATGCGACTTAGCTCTCTCTATAGCCTTCATCGTTATACTGTAGCTGTAGTAATAGCACTTGTTCCCTGAACAGAAATTGATGCTTCGATCATTGAGTCAAATGATGCAGATATTGTTTTACCTGTTACTATTGCAGTTCCACTATAATAAGTATCGCCACTTGCACTACCTTCAGGATAAAACTTAATAGTTACAGATGATCCAACAGCTAGTGCTACTTGACCATTTGTATCTGTTTCATCCCAAAACACATCTACGCTACCACTAAATGTTGTTAATGATGCTAAATATGTTCTTGCAGAATCACCCATTGTAGAATCTTCAATAGTATCGCAACTTTCCTCTAAAGAGTAAGACCTAATCTCGAGAATTGCGTTACTTCCAACGTGAACAGTACCTTCGCTTCCTTTATGATTTGCCATAATTTATTCCTCGTTTGTTTTATTTTTTTTAGAAGAAGATTTTATTGTTTGGGCTGCTTCTTCTTTCCAACCCTTTTCTTTATAGTATTCAACCTTAGTAGGATGAGGTTCTATAGAAACTTTACCATTTGGACTAATCATTTTCATAATTATTACCTTGTTAAATTGCTACATCAGGAGCTTGTTCCCTGACATAGTAATTGGTTAAAAATGTAAGAGAAGCAACTGCTAGTGGCTTTTCTCCCTCTGCGTTAAATTCAATTTCTGTACTTTGTAAATAACAATCTTTTGCCAATCCATTTAATGTAGGATCAGCAGCTATAGCTATCTCAACTTCTTTAGCTGAAGTATCTATAGTGTCATCAAAATTTGCAGTAGCTTTTACATATATATCTACTGCTACAGACAAGTTTCTTTCACTTGATCTGTTTGAACCTATGACCATCGGTTCAGAATCTTCTGATTTTGTATAAATCAATAATGCAGGAGTTCCACCTGATTCAAGGGGATAAACCCTTGATTGGTACACCCTAGTTCCTGTTGTTGTTAGGTTATTAAGAGTTGTACCTATTTGTTCTCTTATTTGGTTTCTAATATGCTTTGCCATTAGACTTCCTCTAGTTCTAGTGCTGTAAAACCTGTTCTATCACTTTGAATAGAAACAACTGTATAAGTTTGAGCTGCTTTTAATGTATTACCATCAACATCTTTAATTGCTGATACAGCTAGTGTATTTCCATGACTAATATTAGGCACATCTATACTTCTGCAATAAGCAATAGGTTGTGTAGCTTCTACAGAAACATCTAAACCTTCTTGCTCTATATATTCATTATTTAAAATGATATTTATAGTTGTTGCTGTTCCACTATTAGTCCATACAGCTTCTACACCATGCCCAGCATTTATATCTAAATAAGCAGCCATATCTTCTTCAGTTTCCATAACATATTGCGACATTATTGAGCTTCCAATATAACTGTTACCATTCCAACATTATCAGGTTGTACTTCTTTTACTAAAAAAGTAGTTTCAGGAGTAAGTGTTGAGCCATTGTTAGTTGTTATTGCATTAACTACTAACCTATCAGCTTGTGATATATAAGGAACATCACTTGCTTTAATCATAGCTCTAGGTTGATAACCCTCAACTGCAACTGTATTACCCTCAATATTAAAAAAGTCTTGATCTAAAATAATACTAATATTGGTTGAGTTGCCTGAATCAATATCAAACCAAGTATCTATTAAACCATTTCTTTGATCCCATAAAGAATTTTGCACTTCAAAAAATGTAGCAGACACGCCACCAATTTGGCTATCTACATAAGAATTAAAATCTGCTGCACTTTCTATAGGCATAATTATTTACTTCTTTTTTTTACCTTAGTTTCAGATTTTTCTAAACCAACACTTCTGTTAGTTTCTTTTTTAGGTTTGCCTTTAAATTCTTCAGCTTTACCATAGCCAATCAATGTTCTTGCTTCTGAAGTTTCTACATCAACAACATCACCTGATTTAACTTTTTCATTATTAACAACTGTATTCGATAATATTAAAATTTTCATAGTATTTTTACCTTTCAAAGAGGAAGCAGACATTAAGCCTGCTCCCTTGTTAGTGTTTAAAACCACCTATTAACTAGCTACGCAAAAACTTGTTGCGTGTCTAACAGCAGTATCTACTGACTGAAGGCAAACAACTCTGATTGTACCTGAAGTGCTATTACTGTAAGGGTCTACGATTACATCAAGGCCCCCAAACATACCAATTAGCAAGTCTGAATAGTTACCAAATACATAGTTGTTTACAGTTAATTGAGGTGAAACAATAGCTTTATAACCATTGATTTCATCATTAACAGCAACAAATTGAGCTGTATTACTAGCTTTTTCTTTAGATTTTAAGAAGCCATAGTTAGTTGGATGCACTATATAACCTAAGTTACCCATTAATGCGTTATCCACTCTAATTGAAGTTTCCATTTCAATCATTTCAGCAAATGTTGGAGCAGCAGCACTTGAAAGTGATACTGTGTTGATTCCTGTCGTGTTCGTGATCCCCTTTGGGTTTCCTGAACTGCCCGAACCCTCCAAAGCTCCATCATCTATGGCTATTGCCATAGATTGTGCTAAGTCATTTCTGATTAAGTTTTCAACATCCATAGAACCTTGAATTAAAAGCTGTCTAGTAACATCTGTATGTGCGCCTAGTGTTTTAGGACTAAGACTTACATTACCAACTGTAAATTCAGATTCGCTTGAAGCTCCACCTTCACTACTAATAAAAGCAGCAGTTGAAGCAGCACTCTTTCTAGGGATTTTTACATCGCCTGTAAGACCATTTAGCATAGTTGCCATAGGCATAACAGCAGAGTTATTTCTTAGAACATCTATGAAATCTCCACCTCTATAATCTTCACCAATTAAATCTCCATCTGAACCAGCAGACAAATCTCTTTGATTCCAATTTCTCATAACTTCTTCAGGAAGCATTACGCCTTGTGCTGTTTTCCCATAAGCTCTTTGAGCTGCTTCTGAACATTCAAATTCAAATTTTGCAGCTTCTTGTGCTTTTCTATCAGTAGGATTAGCCATAGCGTTAATAGCTCTCAATATGCTAAATCTTTTAGTTTCCTTTTCAGTTAAACCAATAGCTTCTGAAGGAGTTTCTAAAGGAGAATTGTTAGAAATATTTTCTAATAACTCACCTCTAAATGCTTCAACAGAAACACCATCTTTAATAGCTTGATTAGCTAAATCTCTTTTGTTATGTCTTACGCCAAGATCAATGATCTCTTTAGAATTTTTTTGAAATTCTTTTCTAGCTTCGTCCACACTTTGAGTTCTAACTTCATCAAGATTAATTTCTTTTTTCTCGTTTTCCATTATTTTCACCTTTGTGTTTAATGTTTGTTTATCTTTAGAACGACCAACTCCGACAAGTCTGCTTTGATCTGCTGGTACACTTACAGAACTTATTTCCATAGGTGTCCATGATGCACGATAAAAAGTTTCATCATCTTTATCTTGTCGTTCCAACTTATCTACTCTATAGCCAACACTAATATTCATTCTTATGCCATCAGCTACATCGTTAAATACTTCACGAGCAAGTTCTGATTTACCAAATCGAACTATAGCAGTTGTTCTTTTCTGCTTCTCATCAAGTCTAAATTCTTCTATAACACCAATCTGCTTAGTCATATCATGATCTAAAAGTAATGGTGCTGTTTTGCTTTCCATAAACTCCATGTTTATATCTTTAGCGTTGTGTGATAAGACCTCATTTCCAAAAGACCTCATTACAGGTTGCTCGGAACTTACGCCAATTTTTACAGTTCTTTTATCTTCATCAATATAAGATGATTTGGATAAATCAATGGTTCTGAATTTCATAGGCATTTCTAATACCTTTCTTCCATCATCATCGTTCTCTGCTTCAATAGCCACTTCCTCGCTTTCATTTTCATCCCCATGTTTTGCAAACTGAACAATATAACTATCTTCAGATTCCTCAACATTGAGGATATGTCTATCTTCCTTTTTCATAGATTTCCCCTCTTTATTGTTTAATAAAGGATGTATTTCTGACTCAATTACTGAATCAAAACTTGTTAAATCCCTTATGGGATTAATTTTTGTTAAAGTGCTGAATTTATGTCCTACTTCAGTATCAGTAGGTTCACCACTTCTGTAAACTTGTATTAATGCAGCAGGATCATCTTCAGTTCCAGCTATAGTTAATTCGCTGTTTGGAATATTTATTTTACCATTCCTTTCAATTTTAATAATCTTACCTCTTGCCCTGCCACCAGCACTATTCCAGCTAACAAAATCATTAACCTTTAACGCATCAGGCATAGCTCTATCTTCTTCTTTTTTCATTTGTTCTACTAATCTTTTTGACCAACTAAATCCTGCATCCCCACCCCATAATGCCCAAGCAATTCTTCCATTACTAGGATAGCCTTCTTCTCCTGAACTAAATCCTTCTGCTTTCTTGTTGCCCTCATGTCTGCTAAAAAAACTAAACATTCTTTTTACTGTTTCATCAGATAAATTTTCACCATTAACTATTTGTCTTGCTCTTACAGCTCCAACTCTTGTGCCACCACGACCAAGTTCTTCACGCCAATCAATACCTTTTTGTGCTTCAGCTTTCATTCCTGTATTTGGTTTAGGCATCTTCTTCTTCATCCCCACCTTGTATCTTAGCTTCTACAGGTTGTTTCTGTCCAAATGGTTGATAGGCTAATTCTATTCCATACTGTTTAGCTAGTTCTATCTCTTTTTGGTGTTGTTCAAATAGTTCTTCAGTATCACGACCATAAGCAGCACTAATATCTGAATAAGTTATTGTTCCATTTTGTAAACCTACTACATTTGATTGCATTTCTTTTAAAGGATCAATCCAAGCAAATGATCTAGGTATGTAATTTATTGCAGTTGAAAATTTTTCATATTTTGATATTGGTAAATTAATATAGCCTGTTGAAATAGCCATTTCTAACCAAGATTTGAATATTGGATTTATAAAATGATCTACTACAAATTGCTGATAA